TTAATGCAGATAAAATTATTGAGTTAGGAGAAGAAATAAATTTATTAGATAAAAAAATTGAACGTATAGAATATTTAGAAAAAAAAATTGATAATTTAGAAAAGGAGTATTTCAATGATAGATAAAAAAATATTTGAAAAGTTTAACTTACTTCCCTTTAGTCCTAGTCGTTTAAATAGTTTTAAAAACTTTCCATGCGGTTTTGTATTACGTTATATTTACGAATACGATTTTCCAGCTAATGAAAAAATGATTAGAGGCTCATCTATAGAACATGGCATTCATTATTATTTATCAAATCAACAAGAAGAAGCAGAATTGGTAGATGGTATAAATCAAACTTTATATGATGAAGCAAAAAGAACTATGTTTAATTATTATGATGATGGAACGAAATTTGTATTAGATCAAGATAAAGCAGAAAAAGAAAGATCAATGCTAGAACCTAGTTTTAATATTGCGCTTAATTGTTTACTTGATGATAATATAACTTTTAAAGGTTCTGAATTTGTTACTTCACAAATGGAAGTTACGACAGAAGTGTTGGGCGTGCCATTTAGGGGATATGTGGACTTTGTTTTTGAATCAGAGCAACTTGTGACTGTCATTGATTTAAAATCTAAAAGCAGATTACAAAAAAACAGAAGTGATATATTACAACAAGCGATCTATAAAAAAGCCTTACGAGAAAAATACAAAGATAAAGCTGTTGATGTTTCTATGTTAATTGTAACACCGAAGAAATATGAAATTGTGGATATTCTTAACACAGAAAAAGAAATGAAAGAAATTGAAATGTCTTTAATTAGTTTAGCAAATATGATGAAAATTTGTAAAACAAAAGACAATGTAGCAAGTTTAATAACTCCAAATTTAGATGATTGGTACTGGTCAGATAAAGATAAAGTATTGGCTAGAGAGGAGATTTGGGGTATTTAACAGTTGGGACTATAGTAATTATACAGGCGTCGTAGCGTCTGAAAGTTTATGCAAGGAACTATAGATCCCTACCTCCTTTCAGCTTTGCATAAACATCTACGAATTTTGTCTAAATAAAAAAAAAGGGGGCATAAAAACCCCCTTTTAATTTTCAATAAAAATTTAATTATTTTATCCAACCAACTTTTTTCATAATGTTTTTTTCAAATTTATCTTTATCAAAATTTGGATTAGATTCTTTAATAATATTTCCAATTTCTTCTTCAAATAATACTAAAAGTTGTAAAAAGTATTCAGCATCCATTCCACCTTTGTAATTATGCTTATCTAAAAATGGATTAATTTGGTCTTTTACTTTTATAACTGATTTGTATTGTTCGCTAAAAGTATCAACAAGTTTTTCTATATTAATATTCATTTTATTCTCCTTTTTATTAATCATATATATCTATTATCATTTTAATAATACTATGTAAAGCATAAAAAGGACAAAGTGAGGTTATTTTTTTGCCTCTATTTGCCCTATATGAAGAATACTACAGACCAAACTATAAAATATGTCTAAATACGAATAAACCCTGTTTTTTTGCCCATACAGAGGGTTTTTATTAAAAGTTAAGGCTTATATTAGAATTATACTAAAAAAAGTGCTAGCAGGCTATTTTAGAGATGTTTTTTACCACTCCAAGAGGAATAATATTTCTATCTCCGTAAAATCCATCTTGGGAGTAGCTAGCGAACGTATAAAGGTATTTTTTATCTTTTTTTAATATAAAGGCGTAAGTCGTGATTGTTGCGGTGCGTAATCGTAATGCTTCATCTAAACTTTGTATGCTAGAATCTCCGACTATATCTTCCCATGTAATTTTATAGAGAAAATAATCAGTATCACTAATTCTGATTTTTATATCTTTTTTTGATTTTCTTTCTGGCATTGGCTTTGAGTGGCTTACGTTTTTTTGTGCCAATCAATTCTCTGATTGCTGTTGATGTTGTGAAACCACTCATAAACCTATTTCTTTTTACTTTTCTTTTTTTTCTTCTTTTTCTTCATAGGTGGTCTACCTACTTTGCTTCCGTATGTTCCAATTCCTTTTGGCATAGCTTACTCCTAATGTAATATAAAGTTATGTATTAAAATTATTGCTACTATAACAATAATTGCTTGCACCCACAGTTTGAGTTCTGTGAAAGCGTTCCACCATTTTTTCAGTTTCTTTTTCATAAAAACCTTTCGTTACTTGGTTATATTTCGTGCCTTCTCAAAAGTCCTAAGACCCCCAAGACCGAGCATACCCAGAACCAGTGGCATTAACTGCCCTAGATCAAGTTGCACCCAATCTACTTGAACTTGGAACATTTGTAAAATCATATCTAATATGGGTTGGAAAAGGTACACATAACCAATACTTAAACCAGACACCCAACCTAAGAATGGTCGCCAGCCAGAAACAAATACTGATCTATGTGAAGCCTCTGCCTTATTTATGTCTAATTGTTTTTCTTGGAGTTTAGCGTCTATCTCCTTCATTTGAAGTTTTAGCTTTTCTTTTTCTTCTCCAGAAAAATGCATATCGTCTATAACATTCCCTACAGCTTTTATAGTGTCACCACCAAATAATTTACCTAACATGATCATCTCCAAATAGTTGTTTACTTATTCTTTCCATTTTTTCTTTTAAGTCCTCTTCTTTATATTTTTTACGCATATCCAGAATATATTGTTTTTCTTCTGGTGTCGTTATTCTTTTTCTGTGTTTTCTGAGGTCAACTTTCTCATCTTCTTCATAAGTGCTGTTGCTCTGTTTGGTGTCTGATTGTACCATCTGCTATCCTTCATTTGGGCAATCGCTTCTTTCCAGTTTTCATCAGCCAATGCCTGTTTGAATTTAACAAATTTTTCTAATTTAGGCAAACCAATCTGAAACGCCATCTCAAGGCACACCTCCTGAACGATAGCTGGTTGATCGCCACAAGGTTTTAAGAATGTCTGCATATCTCTTTTAGCTATCATGTAATCTATTAAGAATAGTTTAAGTCCTGTTTCATAATTAATACCATCTCTAAATTCATGTTTTTCACGATCTTTAACTAAATGTCCAGCACCTATAGTCCAGTTACCTAAATGGTCTTTATAAGGTTTTAACAAAATACCACCCTCATGATCTATTATTTCTTGGTGTAGTCTAGCATCATCAATCATCTGTTCCTCCTATGTTATGTAATTCTTCTAATTCTAAATCCATTAATGTTTTTAGTTTTTCTAAATATACGATGGCGTCCCATAATTCTTCTTGAGCGTCATCAATCCATGCAACAAAAGATTTTTTACTATGTAACATTGTAGAGCCATATTTTTTAATACCATCATCAGCCCTCTTGCCCATTCGTTGCATTATTTTTTTTATCATTTTGTCTTTCGTCATATTTCTCCTCTAGTTCTAACATTGAAATAAAATGGTGTGATTGTATGTGTGAATCCTGTATCATTAATGTGCTAATTCCATAAGACCAACCATTGGCGCTATTTTTAGCATATTCTTCTATATGACCATAATTCATACAAGTTCCTACATTTACTATTTTTACATAATTTCCTCTACCTAATTTTGATGCTCTCCAAGATCTTTCTCTATGGCTATGACCAAATACTATGTCATGGGTGGCATTATTTGCTATTTGACTTGCCTCTGCCATTTTACCACCTATTTCTCGCCCCATTTCATTCATAGGAACATGAACAAAGGCTACACCCTTACAGAAATAGAAATCTCCATATTCAGAAATACCCCAACCTCTTGAGCGCCATAGAGTTTCATATTGCTGGGAGAACGCTCCAACGACTTCTTTGTGTTCGTTTTCATATCGGTATAATCGCATTTCGTGATTACCTAAACAGTAATGTTTGATAGGATTAATATCACCCATGCCTTCATGTAAAAGTTTTAAACATTCTTCCGTTGCTTTTATATCATCTAAGATAGGTGGTTTCTTAGCACCTTTTACTGTGTGATTTTTATCAAAAGTTCCGCAAGAATCAAAACTAGCGAAGTCACCAATACAAATTAAATAGTCTGGATTATATTCTCTTATAGCTTTACCTATCCATAAGAAACGTGAATGATCTTCTTCTGGGGAACAATGAGCGTCTGGAATAACAAATACTTTTGTTGGCGTTGAAAATGTGGTGCGTTGTGCTGGTATTCTTACAATAGGTTTTTTATATTCTTCTATAACAACTTGCGGTTTTACTTCTTTGTATCTGTGCCACTCTATTGTCCAATGTGAACTTTGTAATGCTAACTTTTCTATCTTATCTATTTTACGTTGGAGTGTAGTGCGTGGAATATCTAAAATATCCTCTACAACTTTTTTAGCACCAGATGGTTGATTTAAACCACCTTTGCCAAGTGGCGGATAACCTTTATCTAATGCTTCATGAAGTTTTTCTTGGATAAGTTTTAACTCGTCCCATTCTTTATCTTCCATCTTAGCCAATCATTTTGAACACCCAAGAAATAAACTG